TATTGGTTTATGGAATTAAAAAATAAAAAAATAGATGTTAATGAAATAACTGGTTTTGAATTTATGAAAATGTTTGCAGATAGTCAATTGACAAACATTAAGACAATAGAAAGAATGCGCAGGAAGTTACAAGAAGAAATACCAGAATTACGTGGTAAAATATATAATGCACGTAAAGGAACAATACAAGATGAATGGAAAAAGGAACTTGGATATGAAGTCAATAAGTAAATTAAAAAAAGAATTGGATAAATACTTTAGTTTATACATTAGACTAAGAAATGCAACACCACAAGGTATTGCACAATGTTTTACTTGTGGAAAGATTGACCATTATAAAAAGTTACAATGCGGACACTTTCAAAGTCGCAGGCATCATGCAACCAGATGGAACGAACAAAATTGTGAAGTGCAATGTGTTAAGTGTAATATGTTTGAACAAGGTGAACAATGGAAGTTTGGTTTAAAATTAGATTCAAAACATGGTATAGGAACATCACAAGAATTAGAACAATTAGCAAGACAAACAGTTAAAAAAGGTAGAGTAGATTATGAAGAAGATATAAGATATTATAAAGCAATTGTTAAAAACTTAAAAGAAGAAAAAGGAATTGAATAGATATTTTAATAACTTTGGAAAATGAATAAACCATTATTTGCTAATAAAGAACATGAAATAATAATTACTGAATTTTTAAACATGAACAAAGATTTAGTTAAAGATGTAGCAAATGATGTAAGATTAAAAAATTACAATGAAGTATTTGATATTGTAATTGATTATCATAATAACTATGGTAAAAATAGAACAAGTGGTAATTGGCATGACTGGTTAATGATTTTGCCTATTAACATATCAGTATTAACAAATGGGTTTTTTGCAGCAATAGAAACAAAAAGAAACCAATCAATTGTTCGGTCTTATAGAATTGTGTTAAATGAATTAGTACATAAGTTAGTAGACAAAATAGAAAAGTTAAAACCAGTAAATGAATAAAATATATATTATAATTTCAGAACTTAGTGATACATTTAAAGAAATGTGTTATGGTATTACAAAAGACAAAGAAGCTATTGATGATGCTGTGCAAGAATTAAACTTATATATGTTACAGATGAACCCAGAAACATTAAAAAGTATATATAAAAAAGATGGTGAAAAAGGTTTAATAAGATATGGTGCAGTAGTTTTAAAAAGAGCATTAACAAGTCCAAGAAGTCCTTTCTATTATAAGTATAAAAAATACTATACACATATTAATAGTTTTTATAATAGTAGTGATACATTAAGAAGTATTGAAAACATACCAGAAAATATAGAAAGAAATTATACTTTAGAAAGATTAGAAAAAATAGACCAATGCCTTGAAAATTTATATTGGTACGATTCTAAGGTGTTCCAGCTTTATTATTATGAAGGCAACACATTAGACTCATTAGCTAAAAAAACTGGTATTAGTAGAAATAGTCTATTTACAACTATTGACAAAGTTAGAGAATATATAAAAGAAGAAGTTAATGAATAAGTTTTTTACCAGTCAAGAAGTATATGAAGATAGAATTGCACTATGTAAAGATTGTGTATATTATTTTAAGTTAACTGGACAATGCAAAAGGTGTTTATGTTTTATGAAAATTAAAGCACGTCTAGCACCAATGGAATGTCCACAAGGATATTGGCAAAAAACTACTACAATAGAATCACCAGATGATTTACCACAAGAACTTATAAATGAAGTCTTAGATATTTGGCCAGATATTAAAACAGGTAGGGCAAAGAATGTAGAAGTAAAAAAAAGAATGATTGAATTATACAATACTATACACATGACTAGCTATAAAAATAATACTAATTGTGGTTCATGTTTATCAGCATGTTATAGTGGTATAAAGAAACTATATAAAAAATATAAATAATGATTGAATTTTTAAAACACTTAACAGGTTTATGTGGTGAACCCCACCCTAGTTTATTAACTTTATTATTTGGTACACCATTTCTTGGGTATGTATATTATAAAATAAAAAAAATAAATAAATGAATTACTTAGCATATTTAAAAAGAAATAAACAACACTATTTGTCAAGATGGATTGTAAAATACAATGGTGATTTAGTACGAGAAGTAAAATTAATATTTAATCCAGATGAATATAAAAAAGGATTAAAACCACGTAAATTACACACACAAAAAGGATTAATTAAAATACTAGAAAATGATAGACAAAAAAGAAATTCCTGAATATTATAAAGGTAAAAATGGATACATGGCAAAAGATGTAGTTGCAAATTTTGATTTAAACTATAATATCGGAACGGCCGTTACTTATCTAATACGTTGTAAAAATAAACATGATGATGAAGGTATTGAAGATATTAGAAAAGCAATAAACCATTTGCATTTTGAATTAGATGAAATTGTAAAACCTAGTAATACTAAGACAGGCGCATTAACACCAGGCGGTAAATTGTGATTAAGTTTATATGTAATAAATGTAATGATACTTTAGAGCTTTCTAAAGCTACTATAAAAAATATAGATGGTAAGTGGCGAACAGAACAAGCATATTGTAAAAAATGTAATGAATGGATGCAAGAATTTGAAAAAGATTTTAATGGTTTTCCAAACCTCATAAGAACAGAACCAACACTAAGCAGTAAACGAAATAAATTATGGGATTCAGCAAAAGAAAAACTATGTGGTGAACGTGGTATAAATGAACCTTTTAAATAATGAAGATTACTAATGAAGATAATATGCAGTTAATGTCTAGGTATGAAGATAACCACTTTGATTTAGCTATTGTTGATCCTCCTTATGGGATTGGCATAAGTAAAAACCCTGTTAGACAAAAACACGATAAAAAGGAGTGGGATAATGCAATCCCAACAGAAGAATACTTTAATGAGTTGTTTAGAGTAAGCAAAGAGCAAATAATATGGGGGGGTAATTATTTTGATTTGCCACCAACACAGGGTTTTTTTATATGGGATAAGAAACAGCCACAAGATTTTAGTTTAGCTATGTGTGAATATGCTTGGAGTAGCAAAAATAAACCTGCAAAAATGTGGACTTTAAGTGTTTTAAAAGAAAGGGGTAAGATACATCCAACACAAAAGCCTGTAGAACTTTACGAGTGGCTGTTAATGAATAACGCAAAAGAAGGAGATAGGATTTTAGATACTCATTTAGGGAGTGGAAGTATTGCATTAGCATGTCATAACTTAGGGTACGACTTAACAGCCTGTGAACTTGACAAAGAGTATTACGACAAAGCAATGAAAAGATTAAAAGAACATATGGCACAAAAAAAAATATTTTGAAGTTTGTAATAAAAGATAATAAAGATAAACAAAGCCTGATAAACTATTTAAAAGAATTAGGTAATGATTATATTGTTGAAGTTAAGAAACAAAAAACAAATAGATCGATAATGCAAAACAATTATTACTGGAAATGTATTGTGCAAGTATTAGCAGATGAGATAGGATATTATAATGATGAAATGCATGATATACTTAAAGTAAAGTTTGCAAGTCAGTGGGAAAGCGTAATAATAAATGATAAAACAATAGGACTACAAACAGTTAACAGCACTGCACGTATGAATACTAAAGCATTTGAAATATATGCAGAACATATACGTATATGGGCTTTAACTGAACTAGGTATTAGACTAATGCTACCAAATGAATATGAATAAATTATACAATGGGGATTGTTTAGAAATTATGAAAGAAATTTCTGATGGAACTATTGACGCAATAATTACTGATCCACCATATGGAACTACTGCTTGTAAATGGGATTCTGTAATAGATTTTAAATTGATGTGGGAGCAATTAAACAGAGTTATCAAGCCTAATGGAGCTATAGTTTTATTTGGAAGTGAACCATTTAGTAGTGCTTTAAGAATGAGTAATATTAAAAACTATAAATACGATTGGATTTGGAGAAAAAATAGAGGAAGCAACCCAATGTTAGCAAAAAAACAACCAATGAAAGCTCATGAAATAATATCTGTATTTTATAAAAAACAATGCAACTATTACCCACAAATGAGAAATGGTAAACCATATAAAAAAAGGAAAACAGCTTCTAAGAATAGCAGTATATTTGGTTTGAAAAATAAAAGTATAAAATCAAATAATGGAAATGGAACTCTTTACCCGTTATCACACATAGAATATAAAAGAGAATTTAGAAATCAAAATCAATTACACCCTACACAAAAACCTGTTTTACTAATGGAATACTTAATAAAAACTTATACAAATGTAAACGAAACAGTGTTAGATTTTACAATGGGTAGCGGTTCAACAGGAGTAGCTTGTAAAAATACAAACCGTAATTTTGTAGGAATAGAGCAAGACAAAAAGTATTTTAAAATTGCAGAAGAAAGAATTAATAAAAAAACACAACAAAATAAATTATTTTAATTTCTATTATATAGTATAGAATTGATTAATCAATTTTTTTCAATTATGGATAAACGAATAAATAACGGTGGTGCTAGAAAAGGTGCAGGGCGCAAAAGTAAATCTGAAGAACAGAAACTAATAGAGAATCTAACACCCATGAACGCAATGGCTTTAGAATCATTACAACAAGGATTAGAAAAAAAAGAACAATGGGCTGT